TCAGCCCCCCATACCAAATCGGGTGTAGCCAACGTCGTGATTCACGTCGATACCGCTGGATCGCGTTTCCATAACCCGCATACCCGGAGGCGAATTCACAAAAGATACCTTGATCTCACCATCAACTTTTGGCGCAGAAGCTTTGTTAATCATGAAGGGATTCGGGCCTGTGGCATTAGAGGCGTTGTTTGACTGAGCCGGATCCACCGCCGGATAAGGTGTGTATCCCCGCGCCGGTATTCCCGTCCCATAAGCATCATAAGCACCCGCGCCCCACTGCGCCGAGTTAATGGCATCGACCGTGTCACCGGAACTGTCGGTAAGCCACTCAATAATTGGCTTCAGCTTGTCCCACATATCCTGAAACCACTTAACAACCGGCCCCCAGTTATTGATCACCATCCCCAGCGGCGACCAGGCAAAAACTTTCTTAAGGAGTTCCCAGCCAGCCTCAAAATAAGGACCAATGGTTTCCCAGAGCTTCTTGAAATAAGGTCCGACAACATCCCAGTTAGTGATAATTAATCCCGCAGCCAGGGCTATCGCCGTCGCAATCATGCCAATCGGCGTCATCGACATGATCCTGCTGACAATACTGATGGCACTGCCCACGCCCATCAATCCCAGTTTCAGAATCGCAAGACCGGCAGCAAGCCCGACGACGCCGCGAATAACCCGGGGATTTTCATCCGCAAACTTCGTGAATTTTTCCCCCAATTCCCCCAGCCATTGCGTGATATTTTTGGCGTCACCAGAAAATACGCCGCCAATAGCCGCAAGGCCGTTAGTTGCGGTCCCCGTCATTGCCTCCCACAGGTTGGACAGCGTACCAAGCTGTGCCTGAACACGTTTATTCAGGCTGGCCTGTTTATTCATCTTCTGCTGGATCTGATCGTAGCCATCCTTTCCTTTATCGATTAGTGCATTGACCACCTGAAGGGTTTCGGCATCATCACCAAATATTGCCTTAAGTACACCTGTTCGCTTAACGTCGGTCAGTTTTCGCAGCTTTGCCAGTTGCCTGAACATGTTATCAAGACCGCCAAAACTTCCTTTGCCGTCAGTAAAATCGAGCTGTACCCCGAGTTTCTGGCGGGCCATAACTTTATTAACGTCCCTGATTTTCTTAACGCTTAACCCGGACTGGATAACTTTTCGCAGGGCATTACCTGCCGACTCCCCGTTCATCCCCATCTGATCCATCATGACGCTGATGGGGGCAAGGCTCTGTGCAGCCTGAAGACCGTCCTTATTCACCATCTTCAGAACAGAACTGGTTTTAGTGAAGAAGGACAACATGTTGGTATCGTCAACGCCCAGATAAAACGCCTTCTGGATAGTGTCGAACAGCCCCATCATGTCTTCTGACGCCGTTCCGGTAGCATCCTGCATCTTTGCAGCAAACTCAGCAGCCGCTTCCGGTGTTTTTTTCAGTTGTACCGCAAGATAAGCTGTCGCTTTACCCACACCACCCAGAATGTTTTCTGCCGGGATCCCCTGACGCACCAGCATCTGCATCATGTTCTGAAAATCAGCCGTTGTACCGGGTAGCTGGTTACCCAGACCAATAGCCAGTTTATTGATGTCCTGAAAGCGCTTTCCGACCTCACCGTTCGCATCCATCATGGCAACTTTCAGCCCGGTGGCGGCGTTTTCCTGATCGGCATAAGATTTCAGGGAAAGCGTCAGACCCGCTGCCAGTCCGCCACCAAGCGCCAGCCCACCCTGTGACGCTTCTTCCGCCTGGCGTTTAAATCCCCGGATTTTCTTTTGCATTTTCGACAGCGCGGGAGAAAGCCTGTCGACACCGGTGATCAACGCCTTAAGCTCAAATTCAGCCATGTGTGCGTTTCTCCTGCTCTATCCTGTTTGCCTGACTGACCAGCAAGGGAATTTCACTGATCGGCATATTCAGCAATTCGAAGGGATTAATGCGCCAGTAGCTGGCGCAGTCAAAGAAGCGATCAGTGAGGTATTCAGCCGTCAGGCCTGGAGGAAAAAACCAGCCACAAGCCACGCCGCTGCATTCAGGTCTGCCGGAGACATCTGGTCGACAGAGTTTTGCGGCACTTTCGCCAGCCGCACAATGTATTTCGACACCACATGCGCCAGAAGTCTGACGGACTCATCCTGATTCATCTGGTAGGGATACCCCAGCTCGCGGACATCTTTCCCGGTGGGCTCATCAAACTCCAGTACGGAGAGTGTCTCGCCATGAGCGGTAATCGGTTTCTTTAACTCAAGCTCTTTCATTACTGGTAATCCCCTTCTTCACCGTGGAACTCAAGATCGACCGTGCCTTCTTCGGCATTATGGTTCGCTTCGCCGTGCAGCCAGGCAGACGACAGTACATAGACCTGACCGTTCGCCAGCTCGGCAGTGATGGTCATCTCATCAGACGAGGTGATTTTGCTCACCGGAAAATTCTTCGGCACCTTGAAGGTCCCTTTGACATAAGGTGCACGGTGAGTTTCCTTGCGGTCCACTGAACCATCCAGACCGATGATGTCATCGTTAACCGTTTTGTTCATAGGCACCTCAATGCCGCCGGTCAGCGATAGCTGCTGACCGTCAATTTTGAAATAACAGGTTCCCCCGATACGGGCCATTATGCGGACTCCTCTGAATACTGAAGACGGAACTGGTTAACCACGGAAAAGACACGCAACTGGTTAACATAGTCAGGCGGGAACAGCGTGTTCAGGCGGTTCGGATCGCTGGCATCACGCTCCACAACTAGGTACTGCTTAAAAAGTTCGTAGTTTTCCACGATCCCCGCATGCTCAAGCTGACGGTAGGTTGCCAGCAGTTCCCCTTTGATCACCGCCGGGGTGACAATCGCCTGACCGGGACCAAAGCGGGTACCGTCACTGGCAAGCTTGTGACGCCCGTACTTACTGGTAATGACGGATTTCAGTTTGCGCAGTACATACGCGCTGGTATGCAGCGTCTCGCTGTCGAGGTAGCTGTTATCCGCAACCCCGTAAGCGTTTTTCCTGTACGTGGTGACATCACGCTGAATGCGCAGTACCCCGCTTTCGACATACGCCGTTGCCACGCCATGAGACAGCAGGGTCTGTTGTTCGGTCATCGTGAACCGTTTCCCCTTCGGCGCAGGCAGCATACCCACCAGCTCACCGGTCTGCGTGGGACGTGCCGGATCGTTGCGGATAAACACCGCTGCGCGGGCGGTACGGCTTGCCGCCAGTTCGTCGGCAGGCGTCTGGGTGTCTTTTTCGTACCCCGCCAGGGTAATGTGCTGCTGGTTAAACTGGTCACCTGCGGTCACCAGTTCTGACAGCGTGCCGATCTTTGCCGTATACACATGACCATACAGCTGACGCGCATAGCTCCAGCGACCGCTGGTATCGTTCATCTCGGTCACCAGCGTGTTAACGGAGGCCGTGTCGTTGAACGGCAGACCGATATAATCAAACGGCTCATCCGCCATTGCAGCCACCGCGCCGGTGAGAACCGGAGCGCCCGTTCCGGCGGTCCCCGTCGCCACGGCAATCTGTACGCCCGCTGGCAGCACTTCGCCCCCACCGAAGCCGTAGTAATTGAGGCTGACAGGAATTTCATTCCCGCAAAGCCCCTTATGACGCGCGGTCAGCGTGACAACACCAGCCGAAGATGAAGCTGTAAACGGCAGAGTCGGAACGGCATTGATGGCATCTTTGATACTGCTGGCAATCGTCGTGACGTTATCGCCGTTGGTCACCGGAGCCTGCACACGGGTACGTCCCACATAGACATTCACCGTGCCGCTTTCGGTTGCTTCCCCGGTCACCGTCAGCGTAACCGTTGCCGCCGCGCCTGTGGCTTCCGGAACGGCAATCACATACAGCTCACCAAACGGGTCGGTCTGGCGATAAGCCTCGACCATACGCGCCAGCTGACTTCCCGCACCACAAATCTGGCGTGCATAGTCTGCCGACGGCATCAGCACCAGACTGTTGGCAACAATCTCTGCACCGTTATTGGCATGACCAATCAGCAGCGATGCTCCGCTGTCCTGTGCAGTATTCGCAGCCTGGTTATCCATTTCCGCATAAAACAGCGGAACCAGCGTATTCGACGGAATGGTGTTAAAGCTTATCGTCATCGGTGTTCACCTTTTTATTCACGCGCCGGATATCACCCGCTGCTTCACGGCGCAGCCAGTAGTTGTTCTCGTCAACATTTCGCCCTTCGGCGGGCAAAAGGTCGCCGCGGGCAGGGTCAGGCACTGACCGCCCTTTAACAGGTTTCACAAACATGAAGATTCTCAGGAAGGAAGGGTTATTTCGGTGTGATGTTCGATATCGCCGTCAGGCCCGTTACCGGGATCGAGATAATCAACATCAATCGCCAGCGTACGCAGTTCATCCAGACTGTTCAGCTCATCCTGCTGGCGGGTATCGTCTTCGGTCAGCTCGCTGATGACCGAAAAATCGAACTGATAAATCAGCTCATGACGATTCAGATCCAGCAGCGTGCCGCCGTCATAGGTAATCGGGTTACCGCACGCTTCCGGGTTCCAGCCCAGCAGGGCCTTAAAGAGCATCTGCCGGACATCGTCCACCACATCATACGAAGCAAACTGACCGCGCTCATCACGCCCGTTACTCAGTATGACAACCACGGAGAAGCCCTCTTTCAGCTCCTGCCAGTAGTCGGTCTGGCTTTTGTTTTCTCCCGGAGAATCATCACCCGGTACCACATACGCCGCCGGGAGTCTCAGCTTTCCGACCTCCGGCAGATTTTTGAACTGTGCCGCGCCTGCCACCCGGTTTTCAAAATACGGGCAGCGGGCACGCAGCGCAGCAATAACAGGCGTCAGTTTCATCTGTGTCGTCGCTCCGGCTTCAGTGATTTACGCAATTCCCGCGCCAGAAAATAGCGTGTCCAGCTGCGGTTCTTTTCAAGCGTTTCCACCATGAAGTTATTACGTGGAGCCAGTCGCCAGCCGCTGCCACCGGATGCACCACGATGATGGCTGCGACGACGCTTTGCCCCTCGCCTCACGCCATAGAACAAAAAAGCCGGATAAAAATCACCGGTGATACGGCGGTTTCCCTCTCCATTACGCTGGTTAGGAGCTATACGTGCCATAAAACCAGGGCGATGTTTACTGGCTCTGGGTACCATGTAACCAATTGAACGAGCCAGGCGTCCGGTCTGATAACCGGGGTTTTCACCCGGTGCCGACCGCGCACGGCGCATCACCAGCCGACGGGCATCACGCATATGACGCTGACCAATCGTGACAAACGCCCGCCGGACACGGGCGCGGTTAAAGCGCATCTCCGCGGGCTGCTGAAAATCAACGTGTAAAAAGGAAGTCGTCATTGTTGCCTCCGTGACTCTGCCTACATTCGCCCAGCTCCGTACACTCCAGCAGCAGAAAGCGCCGCGCCCCGTTCAGATCGCGCTGACGTTTCACCCGGTACACACTGTCACCGCAGACCACCTCATAATCAGCGGTGATCCCCCGGCGGTAACGAATGGTGATGTAATGGGTGATGGCGTCCCCGGTCTGCGCGGTTTCCTGCCAGGTGGTGGCACTGGTCTGGATAACCTTCGCCCATGTCCGGAACGTAACCGGGTATTGAGGCTCCACGCCAAAGTTATCCGCGGGCATATCTACCCGCTGGCGGATCAGGACGCGTTTATTCAGTTCACCGGGGTCCGGCAGAATGTAGGTTGCGCTGGTCTGCGCCTGACGAATTTTCATTGCGGAAAGTACCTGTACGGGCCGACAAGCCAGCCAAAACTCTGCGGCATGTCGAGTTTCTCCACTTCCGTAACCGAAGAGCGGTTTTCGTAAAAATGGCTGATAAGCATCAGCATCCCCAGACGAATATCATCCGGCAGGTGCAGCCCGTCCGGATCGCTGTCCGGAATGGTTTCATCCGGTGCATAGAGCTTCCGGTTCAGATACGTTTCCGTCCGCTTTTGTGCCGCACAGGCCAGCAGTCGCAGATGGCGGTCATCAGCATCGTAATCCTCATCCAGCCGGAGTTGGGCTTTAATCTCTTCCATTGTCAGAAGCATACTCAGCCCTCTTTACTGGTCGTGGCTTTTTTCTCTTTTGCCGCTTTACTGCTTTTTGCACTGATTCCGCGCTCTGCTAACCCGGCCTGAAGTGCAATCTCCTGCACCCGGGCAGGAAGCGCCCCGTCGTCATACTCACCGGCCCGAATGACCTCAACACGCATACCGTCCGGTGACCATTTCAGATCTTGTTTCAGGATCATGATTCTTCACCCGTCAGAACAGGGGGCGCGGTTCCGCGCCCCTGAGTGATTACGCCGCTGCAATCTTCAGCAGTTTGATGGCCTGCGAATCGACCAGCATCCCGCCGGTGCGCTTGGTGGTATAAAAACCGACAAACGGTTTATTGGTGTACGGGTCACGCAGAATGCGGGTGCCGATACGGTCAACGATGGTGTAACCCCGTTTGAAGTTACCAAATGCAATGGCTTTCGCATCAGCGGCGATATCCGGCATCTGTTCGTTTTCAGCGATACCGTAACCCGCCAGAGAGGACGGCTGCCCCAGTTCCAGCCCCGGACGCCACAGATAGTTACCCTCGATGTCTTTAAGCAGACGGATGGCAAACAGGCTGTTGTTGTTCATCATGAACTTCGCGCCAGTGCGGTGTGCCTTACGCAGCGTGTAAATCAGTTTGATAATGGCGTCTGCGGTCACCGCAGTCGCGTCGCCGGATACAATATGCTGAAGTTTGCCGAACGCCCGGACCTTATCGGTTTCATCCGTGGATTCATACGCCAGGAACCCTTTCGGCTTCTTGGTACCATCGCCGGTGGTAAAGGCAATTTCTTCCTGTTCGGCAAATTCGGTTGCCAGCTCGCTGTTGATCCATGCTTCCACGTTGAAAAAGGCATCATCCAGCATTTTCTGGGTGGCCTGCGGGTTACCGTAGATTTCCCCCATGAAAGGTTCAATCAGGCCCAGTTTTGAGGTGGCAGTCTGGGAGCGCGCGTCAGTCTCGCCAACCCATCCGGAAGCCGTGCCGCCCAGATTCACCAGTTTTTTGTAGTCGGAACCACCAATGGTGATCACCGTGGCTTCCTGGCGCATCACCACTTCATCTTTCAGCAGGGTGAGAATGTTGCGATCCAGTGCTTCCGGCACGGCATAGCCGCCGTCTTCATCGGTGCCCACCTGCAATGCCTTGCGCTCCAGATCGCGCAGACCATCTTCACGGCCTTTACGCAGGAAGCCCACAAACGCTTCTTTATGCTCAGTGGCCAGTTTATTTTGCGCACCACCTGCCGGGCGTTTCAGCTCAAGCAGCTCTTTTTCAAGATCGCTTTTGAGGTTTTCCAGCTCGCTGAGTTTCCCGTTCAGGGTTTCCACCTGCCCGGCAAGTTTGCCTTTTTCCTGCTCAATCGCATCCACGCGCTTGTCGTTCTTTGCCTTGAAGTCGTCAAACTTCTGCTGCAGCTCCTGCGCGACCTGTTCCACATCTTTAATATCAACCGCCATCGTATTTCTCCTGATTAGAAGTTCAGATTTTTCAGTGCATTCAGTGCAGAGCCCACATCCTCAGCGTCGCGCAGGGACAGTGCGCCATAGCCCCCGGCCATGAATGCTTTGGCCTGGGTACGGGAGAGTCCGACATCACGCAGGACTCTTTCGATTTTTTTCTGTTCGGGGATTTCCCCGCGGGCCAGTGCGTTCTTGACGTCGCTGATCCGCGCCTCGTCGTTAGACGGGAACGTCACCAGGCTGACTTCCCAGAGGTCGATTTCTTTCAGCAGAAAGGCTTCTTTGCTCCGGTCGTATTCCCAGTCTTTCAGGACGTACCCAATAGAAAGGCCGGTTAACGAACCGGCCTTCATGTGTGCATGTGCGCGTTTTGCGAGGGGATCATCATCAATAAGCAACCGTCCTCTGACGTAAAGCCCGACATCGTCTTCCTTCATTTCGGTGTAAACACCGATGGGTTCATCCATGCGGTGCTGCCAGAGCAGCGCAGGTAACGCTTTTCTGTCACTCCACGCCCGCAGGGAAGCAGCAAATGCCCCGGACATCACCACATCATCGTGGCTGTCCTTTACACCAAAGACGGAGCCATACCCTTCAAACTCACCGGAGTCACTGACAGATTTCAGACTCAGCGGTACATCAAGACGTTGTTTCGTCTGCATTGGCGTTATCCTTCTGCTTACCGGCCTTACTGCCATCGGAGGGTTTCGTGGTCATGTTCATCGGTGTGAGATAGACATTCCCACCGGGACGCGGATTCATATCTTCCAGGTCGCGGCAGTCATTGGGAGAGTAAATTCCCCAGTTGATCCCGGTGGCGTAGGCTTCAAAACGGGACTTCATATCCCCGCGCAGTAACGCCCCGGCGTTAAATTTGGCGTAATAAACGCCCTGCTTACTTTTTCGTACCAGTCCGGTGTTGATCCGCTGTTCGATGCGGGTCAGATACGGCACCAGTGAATAGTTGATAAATCCCAGCCCCAGCTCTTCGATATTGTTGAAGGTGGCGCGATCGGTGTTCTGCACCATGTGCAACGGCACCCGGAACAGACGACAGATTTCTTCAAGCTGAAACTTGCGGGTTTCCAGGAACTGGCTGTCCTCGGCGTTCAGCGCCATCGACTTCCAGTCCAGCCCCATCTCAAGGATCATCGGGCGGTGAGCATTGCCAAGCCCGGTGTGACGCTCCTCAAAATCTTTCTTCAGGCGCTCGTAAGCCTGATCTGACAGCGTCTGCTCTGTACGCAACACACCAGACGTCACCGCGCCATTGCTGAACAGTCTGGCCCCGTGCTCTTCGGTCGCTGCCGCCAGCGATATTGCCTCGCGGGCATAGGCGATGGGATTCAGTCCCACCAGACCGTCCAGCGTCAGCGTGCGCACATGCCAGATATCCTCCTGGCTCAGCACATCCGTTGAGCCGTCCGGGAATGTGACCTGATAGACCGGCTCCCAGCTACTGTTAAGCTTCGGTACCACACAGCCGGGATCGACGGGCAGCAGTTCAGCCACTTCGCCAAATGCTTTCACTTTGTAGGCGTAAAAGTTTCCCCGCAGGCACAGACAGGTGACCACCAGCTCCCAGAACTCCTGCGGCGTCATATAGCCATTGGGATGCGTGGAGATCAGCTTATGCAGACGTTCGCCGGTGGCTCTCTGTTTAAGGCTGCCGTTCAGGTGATACAGATTGCAGGGCAACATCCCGACCGACTCCGCCAGCACCCTGACACAGGAAAAAACCGCCGTCAGTCGCATGGCCCGCTGGCTGCTGATCTGCTTTCCGGTATAGGTGTCGTAGGACAACCCGATAGCATCCGCCAGCTCTGCTGGCGTGGTCACCGGTGCGTCACTTTTTCGTTGAAATAATCCCGAAAAGAACACTATTTACCTCCGCCGACAGACGACTGTGTACGGTCGAGATATCGCGCCACCAGCCACGACCAGAACAGGCACAACGCCCCGGCAACAACAAACCCCGCCGGGGGATAAATCAGCCAGGCACCATACGCCAGCAAAAGCGCCCCCAGCACGCCCACCAGAGGCGCGAGAATCAGCATGATCATAATTACCTCAGTTAAAGCGAGCGGATCCCATAGGACTCAATGTGGTCAGACAACGTGTCTTCTTTCTCGTACAGCATGGCTCTGCCAACCGCCATAATCAGCGCAACTGCACCATCGATTTTGTTTTCCGCCTGCTCCTTGACGGGCTTCACTAAATCATCGTTACCTGGCATGTTTTTGCCGACCACATTGCCGATACACCAGGTCATGATGGGATTGCCGTCATGATGAAAGCGTCCCGATTCAATCGCTGCCTCCAGCTCTTTCATCGGGTCGGACATATTGGCGAAGTTCTGGACGATAGTAACGGGATTCAGGTCTTCATCAGCAAGGTCATGTGACAGCCCGGTCGCTCCGAAAGGGTCGATGGGTGACTCACTGACCGGGCTGATTTTGTTCGCCGCTTTGGCCTCTTCGAGGATGTAGCGATAATCCACCTCTGCACCATCGGTAACGGTCAGAACGCCCATTTCCACCCATTTCTGAAAGCGTTCGGCTGTCCGGCGATCTTCATTTTTCTCGACGCTGTACACCGTGTCATACGGTACCCAGAAACGCGGGGCCACACTGTAGTAATGCGTTTTACCGTCAATCTCGCGGGTATAAAGTCGCGCCATGCTGTTCATATCCAGCTTACGCGCCAGGTCAAAGGCCAGAATGCACGGCTGCCCCTCGAACTGCTCAAGAGTCAGTGATTTATCCTCGCAGCTCTGCCAGCTCACCAGGTTGAAATACGCCGAACGCGCCGACACCCAGATATTGAGGTGTTTTGTTTTAAAGACGTTTGCCAGACGGGCGTTATTTTTTGCACGCTGCTGCTGACTTAACAAAAATTCGCGATAAACCGACACGCCAATATTTGGATTGGCTTTTTCCAGCACCTGCGGGTCGGTCCAGTCGTCACCTTCATCAACGGTATAGATGATCCCGAACAGTTCATCGTTAGGCACCGAGCCGTTGAGCATCTCGATGACTTCCCGCCGTTTGTCGTAGCACGGCCCCTCAATGTTGTACCCGGCGGTGGTAATGGCCCACATCAGTGGCTGGCGTCGCGCCCCCATCCCGGTAAGCATCGTGGTGTAAAGCGCATCTGTGGCGTGCTCGTGATATTCATCCACCACGGCACAGTGGGGTGATGAACCATCACCGGGGTTACCGATCAGCGGTTCAAACCGCGCACCATCCTCCGGACGGTTCATGTTTGAGGCGTTAACCTCAATCCCGAACGCTTCCGTCAGCATGGGTGTGCGTTTACACATCAGTCGTGCCGGACGAAAGACTTCCCACGCCTGTTTCTCCGTCGTGGCACCGGAATACACTTCCGCGCCGAACTCGTTATCACAGGCAAAACAATACAGGGCAACACCGGCAGAGATTGCTGATTTGCCGTTCTTACGGGGGATTTCGGTGTACACCTCCCGGAAGCGGCGCAACCGGGTGCCTTTATTGACCCAGCCAAACGCACAGCAGATCACAAATAGCTGCCACGGCTCCAGCGTGATGGGCATCCTCTTAAATGCCCACTCACCCTTGGTGTGCGGCAACAGCTGAATAAATTTGGCGGCCCGTTCAGCCAGGTCCTTGTCGAAGCGGTAACGAAACGACTTACTTTTTTCCGCCATCAGGTCATCAAGATGGCGCTGGCAGGCCTGAATCACAAACTGGCAGGCCACAATCTTTCCGCGCACGACATCCCGGGCATACTGATTGGCAGCATTTACGTTGGGGTAAGATTTCCGGCTCATGATTCGATGATTTTCAGAAACGGGTTAGTGGCTTTCTTCTTCCCCGCCAGGCCAATCAGACGCTGGCGGCTGCTGGGGTCGAGTCCGAGCATTGCCCCCGTACTGCTCATCTCGGACTCCTGTTCTTTTTTGGCGGTCAGCTCCGGATTTTTGACCATACCGCCCATTGCACCGGTGATGGTGTTGCCCTGTCTGGCAATATTTTTCACGGCACGTCGCCAGAACTCGTAGGCCACGCACCACCGCTCAAGCACCGCGAGGTCAGTCACGCACAGCAGGCCCTGACCGCAGAGTTCTTTAGTTGTCAGTTGCCACATGATCGTAGCGAGAGGGAGATCTTCTTCAGCGAACCACTCCGGTGGCTCAACACCTTTGATGGGCGTAAAAACAGGTTCATCTTTATTCAGGGCTCGCTTGCCGGGGTTTCCGGCCAGCGCCTTGCGCGCCGTTGGCTTGGGGCGACGCCCGGAACGCCCCGTCGTTCCAGCCATATGCGGCACTCCTGGTTAAATTTCATTTTTCGCGGGTATAAAAAAACGATGGGGCGGGCAGTCCGGAAGACGTCAGGTCACAGGGATTTGACCCGCCCCTCCCCTCTGGCAATGGGAACTGGTTCTTACTTCAGCCGTTCACGGGCCGTCTTCGCCTTATGACACGGCCAGCACAGACTCTGCAGGTTACTGTCGGCATCGGTGCCGCCATGCGCTTTGGGAATGATGTGGTCAACGGTTTTCGCCTCACCCACCACACCAGCATGCAGACATAATTGACATAAACCTTTGTCACGCTTCAGCACACGCGCGCGGATACTGTCCCACTTCGAACCATAACCGCGCTGATGACGAGATTGCCCCGGCTTGTATTGTTTCCAGCCTTCGTTTTTGTGGCTTTCGCAGTAGCCTGACGGGTCTGTAGTGGTATTACGGCAGCCGCGAACGCGGCAGGCTTTTGGGGTTCGTAGGGGCATTGCATAATCCTCTTGGATGGTTCGCGTACGATACGTGGCACCCTTCTCAGAATCGAATCGCACTCCATTCCGGTTTTGCCATAAACGATCTTTTATGCTTCGCTGGATGTAGTTGATAGTTGTTGAAACTCAATGAACAGGAGTTCACAAATGAATAGTTATGAATGGGAATGGCTTTTGAACAAAGATGACACCCTATACTTTTTCCCCGTAGGCCATTCTGTAGAAGGTAATTACAAAATTCACTTTGAGTTGAGCGGTAGTTGTAACCTTAGAGTCTCAGATGCTGAATTGCATGGTAAACCTGTACTGCTGTTCGAATACTTCGATGAAGATGATGACCGCCCTGCAATAATCGAAATATTAGAAACAACCACTACAACTGTGGAGGCGATGATCGCACATCTGAATAGTATCGATAGTATTTACCATGAACCGATTTACAAAGCTGTTTACGAGTGGGCTGTAAAGTTTTTCTATCGATGATACTTCGTTATCTTTCTGGCATTCACAATACCTTTACATATTAATGACATGCCAGCACAATACTGTCACTTACAACCGTTCGGATTATCTAGAGAAAAGTATGATTCAGGATTTACTGATCGAAGCAATTAGTCACGATAGGATGCATAAAAAGTTAAATGAACTGAATGGCTACTTCTACAATCGCAAACATGAAACACAAATACGTGATGAGTTAGTTGTTATACTCAATCAAATCAGCACACTAACTGCTTTAAGTGAGCATCCAAAACTCGGTATCGGCGCTGTTGACATATCACTTTATAACCAGTCGATATTAACGTCTGAACATAATGGCAATGTTGCAACCATCGAGATTAAACACCATTACCCAAAGGATTTACTTTATCGGCAAGTTCAAGAAGACATCATTTCCGATATTTCAAGAGTAATAGTTTCACCAACTACACACTTTATCCATATAATCCAGCAAAGAACCAAGATTAAAACTCCTTCTTTTGGTCAAGTGAAATTCCTTGAACGTGATGCAAGTGATATCAGCACTTATGTGCAATGTCTTGAGGAGCTAAGTTCATTTCCCAGTAATTTTCATAAAAAAAGTGTATGTATTGAGGTACTTGGTGAAATTATGTCGACATATACCTTTAACGTATATTCATTTGACAACTGATTAATTTGACAATTTTATTGCTTAATGGTTAGTTCTCTCTGCATCTATTTTACGAATATCAGCTTTATCCCGATTGCAGTTAGCCAGCGCAGACAACAGACTCACATTCAGCTCCAGACTGGCACCATACGTCAGCGGATTAGGTATAAACGGTACAGGAGTATCAGAAGTCAGGCTGGGTGGCAGTGGTGCCACCGGAACGCTCACGTAAACTGTCCGCGTACTTCCGCAACCGGTCAGCAGCGGCAGCAGGCACAGCACGTGAAGCACAATCATCATCCGCAACAGCCATTTTGATATCTTCCTGGGTTCTCTGTGACTCCAGTGCGATCTGCTGTTTTGCATGCTGGTTAGCCTCCAGTACTGTATTGACGATTTGCAGTGATTGCAGGACGTTATTGGTAATGGCAGTTGCCGATTTGGCATTTTGTACAGCCTCATCAGCACGTTTCTTTTCGTGCTGATATTTGCTGTAGTAGTGATTCGCTGACCAGATGAAAGAGCCAATAACAGTAAAGAAGAAAGCAGAGATAGTCAGCTTATAACTCAACTTCATTTACCACCCCACCAGCCTCTTTAAATCGGGCAATCAGGTCACCGATTTTATGTTCATACTGACCGTAACCTGCACCGGGTAATGAAGCCCATATATTGCTGCAACGGTCGATAGCCTGACGAATATCACCACGATCAATCATCGGTAAAGCGCCACGTTCTTTAATCTGCTGCAATGCCACAGCGTCCTGGCTTTTGGGGGAGAAGTCTTTCAAACCAAGCTGTTTACGGTAAGCATCCCACCAACGTGAAAGAAGCTGGTAACGTCCGGCGGCTGTTGATTTGAGTTTGGAGTTTAGCGTGACAAGTTTGCGAGGATGATCGGAGTAATCAGTAAACAGTTCACCACCAACAATAACGTCATAACCGTGGTTACGTGTCGGTTGTCGCCCGTTATCCGTTCCTTCTGACCATGCCACCATATCAAGGAAAGCTTTACGCTGGGAATTTAGTGCCTGCATAAATTACTCCTTCGAGCTACCAAATTTGTTACCGATTACTCGCATTGCTGCCCCACGAATAGCATCGACACCGATCAGCCCAACACCACCACCAATGGCAACAGAAAGTGATTTAGGCCATCCGACATACTCAAGAGCGGATGCAAAAGTCAGCGTCAGAGCGCCACAGAGTAGAATTTCGAGTGTTTTTCGTTTCCAGCCCCCACCACCGCCAAAATAGGCGATGCGCAAACCAGCCATAACGATCGACATAATCACTGCACCCAGCGGTGTGTCTCCACGCCACCAGCTCTGGACCAAGTCCAGCCAGGTATTTGGGTTATGAGGCATTTCGTCATCTCTCACCTCGCGATATTTGCGGGTGCTGTGTTGGAAATAAAAAGGCCACGCAACGTGGCCACCAGAATTATTTCCCCACCAGTTCACTTACCTCTTTCACCGTCTGATTAAACCGCTCTGACTCAAGTTCAACACCTAACGCCCGACGCCCCAGCGCCATTGCTGCTTTTATTGTGGAACCGGATCCCATAAAGAAATCAGCAACCAGATCACCAGGTCGACTACTGGCATTGATTATTTGCCGGAGCATATCCGCCGGTTTCTCGCACGGATGTTTACCCGGGTAGAACTGAACGGGCTTATGCGTCCAGACATCGGTATAAGGCACGGAGACTGATACGGAGAAATAGCGCCGGAGAGATTTAAACTCATCCAGCAATTCAGAATATTTGCGATTCAGTGAATCATAAGATGCCACCAGCTGGTGGTGTGGTTGTTCCAGTTGTTGTTCCTGAAACTTCTCTGCCGCTATACGGGAAAACAGTGCCTGTAACTTCCGATAGTCAGCCTCATTCGGCAACTGCCACTGACTGGCACCAAACCAGTGGGAAACCATATTTTTCTTACCTGTGGCTTCGGCAATTTGTTTTGCCGTTATACCCAGTTCGGCACGAGCATCCCTGAAATACGATATCAGCGGTGCCATTATGTGCTGTTTGAGTTCCCTTTCTTTTGCCGCATAGCCGTCACTTTTGCCGCGATATGGCCCCTGGTAATGTTCAGCAAACAGAACGCGCTCTGTGGCAGGAAAATATGCGCGCAGACTTTCTTTATTACACCCATTCCAACGTCCGGACGGCTTCGCCCAGATGATATGGTTAAGCACGTTGAAACGTTCACGCATCATGATCTCAATATCAGATGCCAGGCGATGCCCACAGAACAGGTAAAGGCTTCCGGCAGGTTTTAACACCCGCCAGAACTGGGCCAGACAGTGGTCCAGCCACTTAAGGTAATCTTCGTCCCCTTTCCACTGATTGTCCCAGCCGTTGGGTTTCACCTTGAAGTACGGCGGATCGGTAACAATCAGGTCAATGGAATCATCAGGCAGGGACTGAATAAAATGCAGGCAATCAGCGTTGATTAAATCAACACTGTTTATTTTTACAGTATTTTTCATGGATCAGTAAGCGTAACTCTGGTAGGCTCACTCTGCTTTTGCGCTAAAGCAGTGGGCCGTGGTTCGCTTGTGACCAGTAAGCATGAGCGAATGGCTGGCAGGTGCTACCAACACCCACCAGCCGCCCATTTTCACAGCAGGAAACCGCCATTACTGGCAGCGTCTGAATTTATTCCCATACCCGCCGTTATCCTTCGCCAGACCCGCCAGAACTAACTGAGTCAGTATTAACTGGCACCGGGCTTCGCTTACTCCGGTAGTTCTCGTCATCATGCGTGGCGTTACCCACTTGTCAGCAGGTAGGAAATGAAGGACTACGGCGGCGGTTTCTGTCATATCTTGCTGTTTTAGCATGTCTTTTTCCCTTCTGGTTAACATGACATACCAATAACTCTTGTCTAAAAAGCCAGCAAGATAAAAAGCCAGTATTCACGACCACCAGCGTGTTTACTGTACTGCACCAGGTTTACAGGTACAAAAAAACCGCTCAACTGCGGTTTTAAGGAAGGAGTCGAAGTAACCACTCTTAACATGATACAATTATTTTTGCGGACCGCGTAAGCGTTTATATAGTGTCAACATGCCAAAGATGACACTATATGTTGACAGCAGAAAAAATTTACATTTAAACAGTGCAAAATTTGTTGACAACGCAAATGTCAATAGTTAATTATTGCGTCACCAGCTCAGCACTGTTCGTAGATAATATTTAGGGTCTACTCAACGGTTCTGAGCTTTTTTTGTGAGTTTTTCAATGAAGAAAACAGCAGTCTTGATTGACGGCGGCTACTTCATCCGTCGGATTGATTACTTTCTACGAAAACATTTCCCTGGGCATGAGTTAGACAGCCAACAACTTGTTAAAATAATCTGGCGAATTGTTAAATTTCATGTAGAGGTTCGACATGGTGCTCACGCTGACCGTGAACCACTTGAGCTTTACCGTATTTACTATTACGACTGCCCGCCGCTTGATAAACAGATTAAGTATCCTTTGCCTGATGGAGACAACAAAACCCCATCAACTAAAAACTTCAAGACACATGCTCCGAATGTTTTACGAAACAAGCTTCATGAGGAGCTAAGGAAGAATCGTAAAACGGCACTTCGTATGGGTATTCTTTCAAACGTCGGTAACTGGCAAATAAAAGAACATACTCTTAAGAAACTATTACGTAATGAAATTCAATGGTCTGAGTTAACTAACGACGATTTCTACTACGAATATAAACAAAAAGCCGTCGATATTAAGCTTGGTATGGATATAACTATCCTTGCTCATGAGAAACTAGTTGATGTGATCGTCCTGATTGCTGGCGATGCTGATTTCGTTCCTGCCGCTAAACATGCCCGTATAAAGGGTGTAGATTTTATCCTCGATCCAATGAACCAACAAGTTCCTCCCTCACTGGCAGAGCACGTCGATGGAGTGCAATCGAGCAACATTGTTGTTGCAATTGCTGATATTTGCAGAATCGTCCCAACAGTAAAACCTGATTGGTGGGACGATTATATTGACAGACGCAAAGAGAAAAAACTCAATCGTCAAAAGAAAACAAAATCATCTAAGAACGAGCCCAAGAAAAAAACACTTCAATCTGAAACATCCCCGGCTTAAGCCGGGGTTTCACTAATCCATTTCAAGTTTAACATCCAGAATTGAAAGGCATCCATCAATAAACCCCTCAGCCATCTGTATCTCAATGCGTATTAGTTTCTCATCCTTTCCACGCGCCTTTGCAATCTTACGCTTGGATATTCTGTATAAATAATGTGCCACAAGAAGCGAATGCTCATCAGGTCTTTTTTGCTTTAGACGTGCAAGACAACCTTCAATAATTAATGCATCACTATCTGAACAAGCCTGACGTGTTTTGCTTGTATAGGGAAGAAGCCCTTTAAACCCAGCAGCTATAGGAGAATAATCTACTCCTGAACTATCACTCGCCGCCCATGCTCCCCAACGATCCAGAACCATCTGAATATCACGCATCACCTTTCTCCGAAAAAATCAGGCCAGCACGCCAATTGCCAGCGCGCGATCGATAAAACGAAATATCAGCTCCAGCTGGGAGCCATACTTTTCTTCAAATGCCACGGTATCCGCATGCAGCTCGTCGTGATGCTTTCTGCACAAAGGCAACACAAAAAGGTCATGCGCTTTTGTTCCCATTCCACCCTGACCGTAACCTATCAGGTGGTGGGGATCATCAGCGGGCTTTCCACAACATGCACACGGCTGTGTCTTAACCCAGCGCGTGTACTTTTCATTAACCCAGCGGCGACGTTTTGGGCGTAACATAAAAGACTCCGGCGACTCCGGATCCACTTTCAGCGCCAGCACCTTTTTCGCCTTATCCTGGATGATGCTGGTGGCAGGAACCGAAGGCACAAGGTCACTTTCCCGGGTGACAGACGGCACAACAGGCTTTGGTAATCTCAGTGCCTTACGGGCTGCACTTTCCGGTAAGGCATCCGCCAGGTCATTACGAATCAGCCACCAGCACAGTTCCGGCATTGTCACAACGTGACTATCATCAAAACCGAGATCCCGACGCACAACAGACAACACCCAGCGGGCACAGTTATCCGTTGCCATTGATTCCAGCCGTTCCGTGAACTGGTCACGCAGCTGGTTATCGCAGTGCCAGCACAGACGAATTGCTCCCGGAGCGTGCCGCATTGTGGTCATGTTCTCGCTGTGCCAGTCGGAATGAGGCCACTGACAGCCCTTTTCACGAAGTAACCAGCTTTCAAGACATTCCACGCCACCAGCACGACGGATCACTGCCTCATTGCGGAACACGGCCCGAACGGCAGGATCATCCGCCAGCGGTTGTGATGCCGCCGGAACGGCACCACTGGCGAAAGATGAATAACGTTCCGGCTCAGGCTCCAGCAGGACACGCCCCTGCATAAACAGGGGCATCAGCTCTGAACCTGGCCTGAACAATACAATCCCCATACGCGGGGCAATTTCAGGGGTCAGTAGTGCTCTCACGGTCACCTCAATGAACGGTATCGAGCAGTTTTAACAGCTCAGGGAATCGGGATTCGAAGAAATGCGGCTGCGTCTCGCGCGGATTTGCAGGACTGGTGATGTTCTTGCCGAACATGCAGCCTTTCGCCGTCAGCGACCAGAATTTTTTGATGTTGTTAATCGCGGTACGGCTGTATCGTTCGCGTTGTTCAACGATCCCCAGCTTCACCATCTGGTGATATGCCTGATTAGCCGTAAGGCGGATACCATACTGTTTCAGCAGTGCACTCAGTGACAGTGTCGGGCGACTTGAGCCATCGTGTGCATCAGCAGGAGCATCAATGGCATAGCGCGGTGCCAGATTCGGTAAGCCAACAGCCTCCTGAAGTTTCTGACAGGCTCCAAGCACTGAAGAGTTAGACAGATTTAACTCCCGGCGCATAAAGTCCAGCAGAATCACGCCAGCCTGCATCTTGTCAGCAGCCTGCCCGGATAATTTTTCCGGTGCGCTGGTTACCATATCGAAAGTACGGATCACCTTCAGATGGAATGACGGGCTGATCCACATTGCATAGGCATACACCAGTTCTTTGCAGACATACGTCCCCTGGTTATTTCCGCCACGACTAACGTTAACTGGCTCTATATTGACCGAGTTGCAAATCTGCAACTCGCTTATTAAACGTTCGGTTTGCTCATTGCGGAGCCAGAATGCGGGCTTATGCTTATCCAGAGAACCAGCAGCCCTGTGCAGATCGTTCAGGCTGTAACGATCATAAGCATCACGACGAACTTCAATACCATCAATGACCATCAGATTATTCATACTTCGTTTCTCCTCTTGATCAGGCGGCTGCACCCGCCGTTTTCTCGTACTTACTGATAGTGATCTCGACCTTCCCTTCCGGGATAACCGGTCCCCACTCCACCAGCATTCTTTTCACCTGACTGTCGTCCTCCCACACACCCGCGTGGGTCAGGGCGTCAAACAGCGCCTTGTTATAGTTGTCCAGATCGCGGATCCGGTTATCCGGAGGAAACAACACGATCTCCACTGAAGCAGGTGCCGACGTTGGTTTCGGCAGACGACGTAACTGCTCAACTATTGCTGCGCACGCCGCGCTCTGGAATTTTCGCCCCGCCGCGCTTATCAGGCTCTTACCAGCAAACGCCCCTTTGTTGGGGTGTCGCCAGTACGTGTTCACGCTGGGCGGAAAAGGCAGGATCAGCTTCATACTTTCAGGTCCCTCTCATGTAACCAGTGGGTTGCACGCAGCCTTGCGTTTTCCTCACCGGCAAGCAGTGCGCGGATAATCCCGACCGCCTCGCTGTCGTCGTCCTTCACCGCGGTATGAAGCGTTATCCCCCGGGCCACGCCACGCTTTATCGTGATGACGCCTTTTTTCTCCAGTGCGCGAAGATGCTCCACCGCTGCATTCACCGAACGGTATCCCAGCATGGTTGCCACCTCCTGATTGGTTGGCGGGAAGCCACGTTCTTTCTGATAAGAAATCAGCATATCCAGCACCTGCTGCTGGCATTGAGTTAACGTCGTCATGCCGCCATCTCCCTGACCAGTTTTTCCGCCTGCTGGCGAACCTGCGCCAGAAACGCCTCACCACATGCCTCAAGTTCATCGCGCCCGATGTAGCTGATTGCCGGTCCCTTCCAGGTCTTGTCAAAAACAGCAATAGCACCAGCGAAAAAAGCTCCTGTCGGTACCTGCTTCTCGTCTTTCGGGATAAACCAGACAGGCAGTTCAAAACCAATACGCCCGCGAATAAAAGCAATATGATCTGCATCTTCCGGCCACCACACTTCGCTGGTGGCAGCTTTGATCAGGAAAACATAGCGCCCGCCCTTATCACGCATGGCACTGGCATGTTTCATGATGTAACGCATGCCGGTGATGTATTGCCCCTCATGCTGACTGGCGCGGCTGTATGGGGGATTACCAAAGGCAGCACCTTTAAGCTCCGCAAGACGTTCTGACCAGTCATGCGCCAGCGCGTTGTCTTCCGCCGTGTAATACGCGGCACATTTGGCGTTATCACCGTCAGTGAACAGATCCAGAACAAACGGGCCAAACAGGGTGTTAATTCCCCAGAAAATGTTGTCCGGCGTGCGCCACTGATCGCCCACTTCCTTCAGTTCATGGGCTGGTTTGTTCCGCAGTTCCACCAGCGCCTGGCAATATTTATTACTCATTAAGCCCCCACGTAATTCCCTGACAGATACCACTCTTCACCCGATGCAGCGCGCTTGCTGCTTTTCCGTAAGCACCGCTCACGACGCGCCAGAAAATTGTTTCGTTCTAGCTGGGAGTGGCTTTCACGGAATGCCGCCATCCACACGGTTGCAGCACGACGGTATAAGCCCCTGGACTCCAGTTCTTCCGCCTGGCGGGTCAGGCACAAAATCACACGGGGATCGTTAGTGCCGACATAGAAATTGCGCACAGGTCTGGATTCACGAACTGGTTGCGGTTCCGGCTCCTGCGGTATCTCAGTCAGCCGCGGGAAATGTCTGCGTGTATCCCCTTCACAACGGTGAGCCACACGCCCACTCTGACGTAACTTGCTTGCTGACTGCAGAACGCGCTGTCGTGAGTAACCTGCAAAAGCATCCGCAATGTCTCCGGAAGTACACCCCGGATGGGCTTCAATGAATTTCTGAACGTCATTCAAAAGACTCATGATCACCCCCTGAATCCTGCCGGGATCTGGCTGTAGTCCACATTGTCGTAACTGGCTTTGAAGTACGGGTCTTCGCGTTTTTCGGTGTACGTGCTGACGGACGGCGATAAGCGCAGGGAAAGCTCATCCCATTTTTCCCGCAGCTTCGACGGGCTGAGCACGTTACGGCACCAGAACGGATCGCGGCTGACGCGGCTGTACATCTCGCAGATTTGTTTATGAGTACGACCATCCTGCACACACATCAGGCGAATTTCGTTTGCCCAGGCTGTCCAGTTAGGTTCTTTGGGACGAACCACCTCGCCGTCACATTCGGCGGCCTGCTCGTACAGGGCGATGATTTTTTTCCAGAGCCACTGTGCGCAGGTCAAATCATCCTGCGTCCCCCACTGGCGCTTTTTAGGGCTGAATACAACCGCATCAGGATGGCGAGTTAAAAAATCCTGTTCATCCGTCTGCGTGTCCGGTTGCGAAGCGTCCGGACGAGAAGGTTTTTTATCTGACGGATCATGTTTTGATTTTACTGACGGATCCCCGCCAGATTCTGACGGGTGAAAACCCGCTTTTTTGCCAGATTTCGACGCGTCAGATTTTGACGGGTCAGAATCTGACAGTTGAGAAAATGCCGCTGCCTGAAGCTTCGCAACGTTAAGCTGATAAACATTCGACGCATTGCGGTTACCCTGGCGACGCGCCTTACGCGTTAACCAGCCTTCTGCTTCCAGCCGTGCGATAGCCGTTCTGACGGTACTCATCCCCGCGCCAATCTGACGGGCAATGGTTTCAATTGATGGCCAGCACACACCTTCGTCATTACTGAAATCAGCCAGGCGGGCCATAATTGCCACGCTGGATAATTTCATGCCTGACGCTGCGCAACCATCCCATACATAGCCGGTTAATTTAGTGCTCATGACCGACCTCTATTTCCCTGAATTTACGACGAAACTGTTCGAGCGGGCTGAAGCACTCATGCTCATAGCCTTCACGGAGGTAGATAACCCGTTGTGTTTCCGGCTCCCAACGAATGACTCTGACGGGCACTCCGTAGTGATCTTTGAACCAGCGGTTAACTTGTCGCAAAGGACTGTCTCCTTCTGCCGGTTGAAATCACCCACAGCCCACTCTGCAAAGCTGTGGGTTACAATTTCCCTGTCACCTGGTACATTCACTGCATAGCAATATTCCACCTTCGCTTTTCCACCCGGTACAGGAAGCGCAATCAGTTGCGAGCGACGGTAGTGTGTTGTTAAACTGTTCATGCGTTAGTTTCTCCACAACCAGAAGCAATCGACGCCACGACGCCCGGAGCTGCACACTCGCGGGCGTCATTACTTTCTGAAATGCAAAAAATTTTGTAGACAAGTGCTGCATGCTCCTGCAGCTTCGAAATTGAGAGATACAGCTCGTCGTTAATTGCTGTCTTCTCATGCGGTTCCACTACACCGTCTTCGATTGCTGAACGAATCTGTTTTGAATAACTGCCGATCTGTTCAATGACTTCCAGCAGACGCTGGTTAATATCGGCGTTGTCCACATCCTCGACGTCAGGAAGAGACACAAAGACGCCATTTGCAGACTGCGCCACAGCATCAGCAATGAAGTGAGTGCCACCAGCACGCTGTAAAACCATTGCCCATCCCAGCGGGAAAATCTGATCGCCATCTGCACGAAGGCGGTTAAATAATGCGTTCTCTGTTACATCCAGCCAGTCAGCAGCTTCAGCGTACCCCCCCGGCAACGCTGCGATAGTTTTTCTGACAGCTTTCACGTACCACTCAGGCTGTTTTTCTACTTTCCAGTGATGCTTACCCACGGTTCACCTCCTGTTCCTGTGGTTTAAACCCATTCTGGTTTTGGCTAGATTGAAAACGTGCCGGATAAAGAATCTGCATTTCGCTGACTTCACCCTTAAAAAAATTGGCTAAACGTTCTGCAAGCTCGATAGATGGAATCTGCTCCAGCCTCTCAATACGACTCAACGTCGCTGGATTGACTTGAACACCCGCAGCAACATGTTGCAAAGTGAAACCATGCGCCTTACGCACATTTCGTAATGGTGATTGCATACGCCCTCCAAATATTGCGCGTTATGCATGTTATTTCACGCAATTATTTTGCGCAAGTTGATTTGCTTATCACGCAATAAAGAAATGTAATAAACGCATGAACATAGGAAACCGAGTCAGACAACTTCGCCAAGCGAAGAACATGAAAATCGCCGATCTCGCTGAAGCGATAGGAGTAGATGCGGCGAACATCTCGCGCTTAGAAACGGGTAAGCAAAAACAATTTACCGAACAAACACTGAGTAATATTGCCAAGAGCTTAGGTGTTGATATTGCTGATCTCTTTACCTCTGCCCACAAAAGTAATACTGTATATAAAAACAGTAATAATGAGGATGTTGCGCAGGTGAAGGATGTGTTCCGTATTGAAATGCTGGATATCAGTGCCAGTGCGGGAAATGGCCTTATCCAGGGCGGTGATGTCATTGATGTGATTCATGCCATCGAATACAGAACTGATAATGCTGTATCAATGTTCGGCGGACGACCAGCCAATCACATCAAAGTTATCAACGTTCGTGGGGACAGTATGTGTCCAACCATTGAGCCAGGAGATCTCATCTTCGTTGATGTCAGCATCAATCAGTTTGATGGTGATGGTATATATGTCTTTGGTTTTGATGACAAAATATACGTTAAAAGACTTCAAATGATTCCTGACAAACTGCTGGTGATTTCTGATAACCAGATTTACCGTGAATGGGGAATTACTAGCGAAAACGAACACCGATTCATGGTCTTTGGAAAGGTCTTAATCAGTCAGTCGCAAACCCTTAAGAGACATAATTAACCTCAATATCCCATCCATCGGCCACCGAAAGGTGGCTTTTTATTACCCATACATTTGCATATCTCGCAAGTATAACTTGCATATCTCGCAATTTAATTTTATCTTTTGTTCCAGACCAACTACAGGATTACAACAAAATCTGGTTGCAACACGGTGCATGTGTCGTAAGCAGTCAGTAAATGTCAAAAACGAACAGGCAGGACGCCCACGAAGTAGCCGCCTGGGGCATATGAAGTCCAGGATGATTCGTTAGCAACAAAAAAGCGCCCTACAGGACGCTTAGCTCTTTAACAATCTGGTCCCCATCAACAAGTAACTGATAACTTGAGGAGATGTGAAATGCACAAAACAGAACCCAAAATCGTCGCGCCTGGCTACACAGATGAGGAAATTTATGAGTGGATGACAAAGAAGCTGGCAGCTATAAACCAGCTTCGTGAAGTGCTGTCTTATCGACAGGAAACAATAGACTCCTTAAAAAAACTGGATCAGGAAATCACGGTTTTATCACAGGATGTTACTTTAGATATTGTGCAGACAAATTAGGATCCCATTCATTTTCGTCAAAATCATCAAAGTGATGAATTTGTGATCTCCAGTCTCGATAATCTAAAAATTTCTGGGCGGTTACGCTTATTTTATCAAGTGTGAGTTCATCCTGAATTGAAAGAAGAAGTTCATCAAATTTCATCTCATTAATCTGTTTTGGCATCCAGTGATGCTTCATCAGAATAAGGTGAACCAGAGCCTTTTTCCCATTCAACTGATTATAGGGAGTGCCGAATTTCTTCCGGTGCTCATGTAAGACAAGGTCCAAAAGAGTAAGTAATGTTGCCCTTGATTCAACTTTGCTTATTTCGACTGATGACACTACCCCACTGATTTCAATGCCCCGATACTTTCCAACATTTTCACAGTGGGATTTGTACAGCGTATAGATATTACCGGACATTTCTTTTCCTTTTGCGTTGTTGGGGATAACCAGATTAACCGAATCCTTGTTGTTGGGGAATAACTAGGTCCACCTCGCCTGATGTGGCTAAAAGCAGGCACATAACAGCTAAGTATTTTCAACCAGAGAGAATCCTTAGCGTTGTGGTGAATGCGGCTCAGCGCACGCGGGTTAAGGTTGAGGCTGACAGTCGACCTTCTGTGGATACCCACCCGCCTGGTGTGCAACCTTCGCCAGGCACCGGGAGGCACCCGGCACCACAACTTTATGCTGTGTGTAGTCTTGGCGGTACCAGCTTGTACCCTTGCTTCCGGCTGGTACCGTCCTTTTTACAAAACAGAGAAGAGCATCACCGGACGACGGGCTCATAACCCAATCCATCCGGGCGGCAGTCACCGCAGGTGTTCTTCTCTGTTTTGTGGAGAAACTAACCGCCCCTACGGGGGCATTTATGGAAATGTAATTGACTCAATAATCGCCGGACGGTGAGGGCTTCCTTTTACCCGAATTCAGCGCGGTGCAGCGCATATACGTGGAGAACAAAATGTCATTTATTAAAACTTTTTCCGGGAAGCATTTTTATTATGACAGGATAAATAAAGACGACATCGTTATTAACGATATCGCGGTTTCCCTTTCAAATATCTGTCGCTTTGCAGGACATCTTTCACACTTCTACAGTGTCGCCCAACATGCGGTGCTTTGCAGCCAGCTGGTGCCGCAGGAATTTGCTTTTGAAGCTTTAATGCATGATGCAACAGAAGCATATTGCCAGGACATCCCCGCACCACTGAAACGACTTCTTCCTGACTATAAACGGATGGAAGAAAAAATAGACGCCGTAATCCGTGAGAAATACGGGTTACCTCCTGTTATGAGCACGCCAGTGAAATATGCCGATCTCATTATGCTGGCAACCGAACGCCGCGATCTCGGGCTTGATGATGGCTCTTTCTGGCCTGTGCTGGAAGGTATCCCGGCAACAGAGATGTTCAACGTGATTCCACTGGCTCCAGGCCATGCCTACGGGATGTTTATGGAACGCTTTAACGAATTATCGGAGTTACGCAAATGCGCATGAATGTTTTCGAAATGGAAGGGTTTCTTCGTGGGAGATGTGTACCGCGAGATCTGAAAGTGAATGAAACGGATGCTGAATACCTGGTGCGTAAATTCGATGCGCTTGAAGCTAAATGTGCAGCACAGGAAAACAAAGTAATACCAGTGTCAACTGAACTGCCACCAGCAAATGAAAGTGTTTTGTTATTCGATGCTAACGGAGAAGGCTGGCTAATTGGCTGGCGTTCTCTCTGGTACACCTGGGGACAAAAAGAAACCGGAGAATGGCAGTGGACATTTCAGGTCGGGGACCTTGAAAACGTCAATATCACTCACTGGGCAGTAATGCCAAAAGCACCGGAGGCTGGAGCATAATGACCACTTTTACCGACAAAGAACTGATTAAAGAAATTAAAGAGCGTATCAGCAGCCTTGACGTGCGAGACGATATTGAGCGCCGTGCTTATGAAATCGCACTCCTATCTCTGGAAGTAGAACCAGATGAACGCGAAGCTTATGAATTATTCATGGAAAAGCGTTTTGGTGACTTAGTAGATCGTCGGAGAGCAAAAAACGGCGATAACGAATACATGGCATGGGATATGACTCTCGGTTGGATCGTCTGGCAGCAACGAGCTGGTATCCATTTCTCAACAATGTCACAGCAAGAGGTGAAATAATGGAGCCATACAGCCTCACACTCGATGAGGCCTGTCATTTTCTCAAGATATCCAGACCGACTGCCATTAACTGGATACGCACAGGGCGTCTTCAGGCAACACGCAAAGATCCCACTAAGAATAAATCTCCTTACCTCACAACACGACAAGCCTGCATTGCGGCTCTTCAGTCTCCGCTGCATACTGTCCAGGTGAGCGCGGGTGATGGCATAACAGAGGAAAGAAAATGTCACTCTTCCGCAGAGGTGAAATATGGTACGCCAGTTTCACATTGCCGAACGGTAAAAGATTTAAACAGTCTCTTGGAACAAAGGACAAAAGGCAGGCGACAGAACTCCATGACAAGCTAAAGGCTGAAGCATGGCGGGTCAGCAAACTTGGTGAAATACCTGATATAACGTTCGAGGAAGCGTGTGTCAGGTGGCTTGAAGAGAAAGCACATAAAAAATCACTGGACGATGACAAAAGCCGGATCGGATTCTGGCTTCAACATTTCGCAGGAATGCAACTAAGAGACATTACTGAATCAAAAATTTATTCAGCAATGCAGAAAATGACGAACCGGCGTCATGAGGAAAACTGGAAACTCAGGGCAGAAGCATGCAGAAAAAAAGGGAAACCTGTTCCAGAATACACGCCAAAACCAGCGTCCGTTGCAACGAAGGCTACGCATCTTTCATTTATAAAGGCCCTACTAAGAGCCGCAGAGCGTGAATGGAAAATGCTGGATAAGGCACCAATTATTAAAGTGCCTCAACCAAAGAATAAACGGATCCGCTGGCTGGAGCCCCATGAAGCACAAAGGCTGATTGATGAATGTCCGGAGCCATTAAAGTCTGTTGTTGAATTTGCACTGGCAACAGGCTTAAGACGCTCGAACATCATCAACCTTGAATGGCAACAAATAGATATGCAGCGCCGGGTGGCATGGATAAACCCGGAAGAGAGTAAATCAAACCGCGCAATTGGCGTTGCGCTGAATGATACTGCATGTCGCGTATTGAAAAAACAAATCGGGAATCATCACCGTTGGGTATTTGTGTACAAGGAAAGCTGTACCAAACCAGACGGAACGAAAGCGCCAACAGTAAGGAAGATGCGGTATGACGCAAACACAGCCTGGAAAGCGGCGCTGAGACGGGCTGGTATTGATGATTTCAGATTTCACGACTTGAGACACACCTGGGCAAGTTGGCTGGTTCAAGCCGGAGTCCCGTTGTCAGTGTTACAGGAAATGGGAGGCTGGGAGTCTATCGAAATGGTTCGTCGATATGCTCACCTTGCACCTAATCACCTTACCGAACACGCACGGCAAATAGACTCGATCCTGAACCCATCGGTCCCAAATTTGTCCCAGTCAAAAAATAAGGAAGGTACTAATGATGTGTAACTTATTGATTTAAATGGTGCCGATAATAGGAGTCGAACCTACGACCTTCGCATTACGAATGCGCTGCTCTACCAACTGAGCTATATCGGCCCTGAAAGGACATGTTCACGAACGTGAATCACGGTGGACAAGGTTAAAACTAACCGGGCGATGCGTCAATGGCCTTGTGAATCAAATGGCTACTTTTGCATCACCCGGTTTTATTTACGCACGAATGGTGTAATCACCAATGCCGATCCACTTGTAAGTGGTCAGTGCTTCCAGCCCCATTGGGCCACGCGCGTGGAGTTTTTGTGTGCTTACCGCCACTTCCGCACCCAGACCAAACTGGCCGCCGTCGGTAAAACGCGTAGAGGCGTTAACGTAAACAGCGGACGAATCCACTTCGTTAACAAAACGCTGGGCGTTGCGCATATCGCGGGTCAGGATCGCATCGGAGTGTTGTGTGCCGTGTTCACGAATATGGGCGATGGCATCGTCAAGATCGCTGACGATTTTGACGTTCAAATCTAATGACAGAAACTCATCGTCATACTCTTCGGCTTTAACAGCAACCACCTTCGCAGGGCCTGCCTGCAACTGCGCCAGTGCAGCTGCATCTGCGTGTAATGTCACGCCGCTTTCCGCCATTTGTTTGCTTAATGCGGGCAGGAAGCTATCGGCGATGTTTTTATTCACCAGCAACGTTTCAACCGTATTACATGTGCTCGGACGCTGAGTTTTCGCGTTGACGATCACTTTTAATGCTTCAGCGATCTCTACACTTTCATCAACGTAAATATGGCATACGCCTATACCACCTGTGATCACCGGGATTGTCGACTGTTCACGGCACAGTTTATGCAAACCAGCGCCACCACGCGGGATCAGCATGTCGATGTATTTATCCATACGCAGCATTTCACTGACCAGCGCACGGTCAGGATTATCAATCGCCTGCACGGCACCCGCCGGTAAGCCGCAGGATTTCAGGGCGTCCTGAATCACCGCCACCGTTGCAGCGTTAGTGCGACACGTTTCTTTGCCACCGCGCAGGATCACCGCATTACCGGTTTTCAGGCACAGCGAAGCGACATCAACCGTCACGTTCGGGCGCGCTTCATAAATCACGCCAATAACCCCCAGCGGTACGCGACGACGCTCAAGACGCAGGCCGCTGTCCAGTACGCCGCCATCGATTACCTGCCCCACCGGATCGGCGAGGTTGCACACCTGACGTACATCGTCGGCAATGCCTTTCAGCCGTGCGGGCGTCAGTGCCAGACGGTCAAGCATCGCTTCGCTAAGGCCATTGGCTCGCGCGTCAGCAACATCCTGGGCGTTAGCGTTGAGGATGATTTCGCTTTGTGCTTCCAGTTCATCGGCGATTTTTTCCAGCACGCGATTTTTTTCGCGGCTGGAGAGTTGCGCTAATTTATACGAGGCTTGCTTCGCGGCAATGCCCATTTGTTCCAGCAT